TCCCAACTTTTATATGACGTACTGTCTTGCCATTCAACACCATTTTCACCTGTTTGTGCCCAATAAGTTGCATAACTACCACCAGTTATAGGCTTATTTGAATTACTTGAGGTGTGTGCCAAAATACATCTATAATTTAACCCATCAGTTCCTATAACTTCATCTGGGTCAGCAAATAATGGTTGTGTTAAAATATCATAACATACCCATGCTGGATTATTATTAAAACCGATTTGCCAATTAGAACCATCATAATATCTTATTAATGCTCCTTCTTCCATGCACTTAAATTTAAAACTTCCTGATAGTTGGTCTGTGGCAAGAGCTTTTATACCCACTAAAGCAGAACATGGATAAGTAAAATCATCTTTAACTACTTCTCTAACTGTTGATAAATAAGAATCAGCCCCATATCTGGCATCTGTATAATCTGTTGTTAATCTCGTTACTTTTATATCATATTTACCATGAGATAAATTTGTATCTGTCTTATATGTTTTAATAATAGCAGAATTTTTATGGTCTGTAACAGTAGCATAATTTACAGTTTCATCGGTGTATTCAGTGCCTATAACAGACATCCATCTCCAATAAAAATGATATGTATATGTATAACCATCAGCACCTGTAACATCTGTTCTTCCAGCATACTCACCCTCATAATGTTCGGTTGAGTCTGATGAACCTTGCTCGACTTCACACCATGTTGTTTCTGAAGTAGTTCTTTCGTAGCCGTAAGTAGTTGCCCAATAACCTTTAGACCAATAATATGAAGTGGTTGTATATGCAACACTAACACTTTTAGTTGTTAATGGAATCCATGCTGAATCACCTTGTTTTCTTGCAGCTACTTGTATATCTACAGATACATCGCTTAAACTACCTCTATCGTTGGCATAATACAAACCACGAGGAAAAGATATATCTACTTCTAATCCATCAAAAGCATCTCCAGTAGTTGTATAAGTATATGGCGTGTTATATGTACATTTAACCCCAGCAGTGTATTCTGTTTTAGTATCGTTAAAATTAGAAATAACTTTTTGATTTATATAGCCATATCGTGTTGCTAAAGTTTCAATGCCACTTAAATTGGTGCTTGGTTGGTCATTAATATAAAAATCGTATAACCTATTAATAGGTCCTTGCCCAACATGAAGCAATACATTTAGATAATTTTTATCTGATATATTTTCTGTATAAGTAGAGATTATATTTCCATATACTGGTATCGTGCCATAAAATTTTGGTATAACCAAGCCTTGTTGCTGTTTGGTTATTGGACTCCATGAATATGTATTTGAATTATCAAAACTTCCACCAAATGCTTCAACATCTGGAGAAGGTGGAGGCAACAGTGCATTTACTAAAAATCCACCAGCCATCATAATGCCAGCAGATACTAATGCACCGCCAAAGGTAAGACCAGTTGCTACTTGGGTAGCAAAAGCAGTACCACCCCATACAGTCATCGTTGAATATAAACCCATTGCATACGGTGCCCATATAGCTACAGCCACTACAGCCAACATAGCTACGGCTCTAAATATATCCCCACCGCCTTCAATGTTTGGTATAAAAACAACTTCATCACCAGGTCTTAATGTTATAAACATTAAATCTTTTTCTTGAACAACACCACCATTAACAGATACAACTACATCTATTTCTTTAGGAAAATAAGCATTTCTTATAGTAAGAAGATTTTCATTGTGATAATCAACAAGCTCTTCCGTTCTATCATGTTTATCAAAAGGATTTTTAATTTTTATTAACTTTATTTCTTCCATTTATAAAATCCTCTTATTCTCTTTTGCCATTTATCTAATCTATCAATAGTTACATTTCTCTTTTCCATGATATGAATAAACTTTTGGCAATCACTTAACACAACACCTATATGCGTTACATAAGGCGGGTAAATGGAAAATGTTACTATGCAATATGGCTCTGGTTTTTCTAATTCTATAAATTTTGATTTATTATCATCAATAGCTTTATGGATATTAGTTAATTCCACATAATCACCAGCAAATTCTGGAAGTTCTTCTCCTAACCTTTTATATATTAAATGAACAAGTCCATAGCAATCTAAACCCTTAACTGTTCTACCATGTTTTTCATAAGGAACGCCAAGCAAATCTTGAATCATGCTAATCTAATTCCTCCAGAACCAAGACCAGGAAATCCACCAAATCTTTCGGAATTATCCAAATCTTGGCAATTTTGAAGTGTTTTCTTGCAATAATTTTCAGTCCAAGTAACACTGCCATCTGTAACTGTATTACCAATTATTGTTGTCCAAGTTGGTTCGGTTGCATCAGATGTGCCAGCAGTAGTGCATCGATAATAATGACCATTTACTGAAGTAGGTTTTACAATATCTCCAACAGTATAAGCTGTACTTTGAGTCCATGTTGTAGCTGAATCATTACCAGCATAACCACATTCAGGAGCAACTACTGAGCTGTCTAATCTAAATCTCCATCTACAATTAAAAGCAATATATCTATACAGAGGAAATCTTCTTGATAAAGGATTTGGAGCACCTAATGTAAAATACACATATTGAGCATCAGAATGTACTGCCAATATATCATAAGTCCAACTTGCAGCTTCATGATATACAGATTCGCCAGTTGGTTTAGCTACAACCCTTATAGTTACAGACTCATCAACTAAACCATCATAATCTTCTAAATATGATTGTAATGTTCTGGTTACATTGTTTACTCTTAGTTCTATTGTAGGGATGTCACCTTTAGACACCTGCTTAGACACATCAAGTTCAAATGGAAAAGCTGTATATGTTTGCGAATTAAATGTAATATCCTCTGTATTGCGAACTAAATATATAGTAGTTGCTGGTGTAGAAGGTATACTTACCTCTAAAAGGATTAACCAGGGAACAGTACCGCTAAGTTTATTTTTCTCAAGAACTAAGGAAGTATCCATTAGACACTCCTGAGTTGGAAATCACAATCAAAATATGAAGTATCCTCATTTTGTAAAACACAACTATATTTTGGTATTTGTATAAATTTTACAGTATGAGTTGTGCTATCAACAGGATTGGTCCAAGAAAAACTATCAGCACCTTCTCTAACAGTTGTTACAAAAGTTTCCAATGTTGATTTATCTGAAGCTGGAAGCATTTTATAACTTACACTCCACGTATACCTAACTCTTGTAAATCTAGGTCTTGTATGTTCATATCCAGCTTCAAAAGGAGAACGTATAGTAGCATCTTCCCGTTGTTCATCTAATGGGAATGTTGGGTAAATACTAAGTGTTGGAAAACTAGGCATCTTTAACTCCTATCTTACTCCATATCTTTGTCTTACAGTCATATCAGAATCAGCAAGCTCTAATAAAACAGTTCTAACCCATTTTTTACCGTCAAACTGAGGTTGAGATTGTGTAGCTTTAACTTGTTTACCAGTTTTATTTTCAACATTTACAATCAATGTTGGAGGTGATGAAATATCGGCTAACTTATTATTAGGTATAATAGTACCATTTGTAGCAGGTTTAAATAATTCTGGACCATTTTCACCAACAATATAAGCTTTATTTAATGATACTGGTCCTCCACTTGCTCTAGGTGTTAAAAAACTAAAATTAGACCCAAATGATGAAAATATACTAGTAAAACTTTCACCTACACCACTAGATGGTATAATATTACTTAAGGTTGGTGGATTAAATACACTAAAAAGTCCACTAAATACCTGTTTTAGTACTACATTCTTTAACACTTCCATATAAATATCATGTAAAACTTTTTTAGCTAAATTCTCAAAATCCATAAACCCATCAGACATAAAATCAAAGAAATCAGCAAAAGAATCTTTCATACTATTGGCTATATTAGCACTTGTATCAGCAATATTTTGTGCCATATTCTCCCACAAGCTACCTATATCACTAAATGATTTTTTAATAACACCAAAAGCTCCTTCAGTTCCATAAACATTTTTAATATCTTCAGCACGTTTTATTTGTAGTTGTAAGTAGCTAGTTTCGTATTTGTCATTGATTCCTTGTATAGCTTTATTTCTTGCTTCTGCTAATTTTAAAGCTACAGAATTGTACTGTTTATAATTTTCTTCAGACATTACGGCATAATCATTAGTTTCCATAAACAAAAAGTCCTGAGCAGCTTTTTGTTTATTTGAATAGTATTCTTCTTCAGCTTTTTTAATACTATTTAAACGTTCAATATTTAGTTTAGTAGCCTCTTGGTTATAATACACTTCAGCACTTAGTTTATTTTTGGAATAAGCGTATTCATTTAAAATCGAAGTACGTTCTAATTTAGCATTTTCAGCTTCAATTTCTTTTTCAAGTCTTATTTGTTGTATTTCTAATAAAGTATTTTGGTGTTTAATATATACTTCTTTTTCTTTCTCCAACATCTCCTGTGTAGCTTTTAAAATACGTTTAGATTCCTCAATTTCTATAGTAGCGACCTTTCTAGCAGCCTCTTTTTTCGCCACTCTAAATTGGTCTTCTATATAAGCTTTCTTTTCTGCACGTTCTTTAACATCCTCTATTTTTTCTGCATCGGCTAATTGTTGCTGATACTCGCTATATATCTTACTATCCTTCTTTGTAAACTCTGCTAGATAGTCCTTAGCATCCTTTATCATTATACTATAGCTTTCTCTAGCTATTTCTTCACGTTTTTTAAAATAGTCTGTAGCACTCATAAGTCCTAACTTATAAGAACTTTCCCAAATAGCATCTTGTAATGAAAGATAAGCTTTTTGTAAATTTATATCCTCATTTCTATCCTTTTTATCTAAGGCTATTCGCTGTCCTAGCATACCTTTACCAGAAGCTTTTTCTGTCCTTTTAAACTCTTGTTCTTTACCAGCTTTTCTAACCCTAGCTCTTTCTGCTAAAGCCATACCTAATGTACTTCTTAAAGATTCCGCAGCCAATGTATTACCAGCATCTTCAGCTTTCTTCAAATCCTTCCTTATTCCTTCAATATAGGTTTCCATAAATTGTTCAGACCTACCCTGAAAATTTACGGCAATGCCAGCAGTAGCATCTTTCCTAAGAGCTTCTAATTCTTTTAAAGCAGCCAAGAATTTTTGTAATGTAAATAGTAAAGTACCTACAAGAATGCCCCATCCTGTTAAACCTGCTGCTGTAGCTGCTAGTGCGGAAAAAAAAGTTTTAACAGCAGCAATTAGACCACCACTAGATGCTAATACAGTCCATATTATTTTAAAGTGTGTAAACAATTTTCCTAATGCTGGTATTAAAGCCATTATACCCATAGCTATTAATCTAGAAGCTATCACATCAAATAAGAGGATAAAGACATCTTTTAATTGAGTTACAAAACCAACAACTTTTTCTAATCCTTTTACCAAAACTTCTATTGAAGGCATTAAATCTCTACCAATAACTATACCCAAATTAGTTATTTTATTTAGCATAACTTCAAATCTGTTTTCTAGCCCCTCCATAGATATTTTCCACATGGAATCTAATTTACCAGGAACGGTTAGATTTTGTTTTATTCTATCCAAGCTATCAGCCATAAGATTTAATGATGCCGCACTACGACCAGCCCTCATCTGTAATCCTGCAAACAAGTCAGCAACATTAACATTGGCTTCCTTTAAAAGCTTTATAACATTTATAATATTATTCTCTGGCATTTTTACATCAGCCATAGATTTTCCAATATCTTTTAATTTAGGCTCTAAGCTTGCTCTTAATTTTGGTGTTGGATTTGTCAAACTAGCCATAAATGTTGACATACCCGTAGCTAATGTTGATGGTTCTGCACCAGCTTGGGATAATGCTGTTGCTACAGTTAATAAATCAGTTAAACTAACTTTAGCTAATTTAGCTTGTGGACCTAAATAGTTAAAAATTGTTGCTAAATCTTGAACCTTTAATCGAGAATCAGCCATTGATGCAGCTAATCTATCACCGACTGAAACCATATTTTTAGCATCTTCACTATACACATTATAAATTTTTGTTAGGGCTGTAACAGCACTACCCATATCTTCATGTGTTATGGTAACTAACTTAGCAGCAACAGGCATAGCTTGTTCTATAGTAAGAACATCAACACCTGCTTGTGCAAACTCAAACATGGCTTTTGCAGATTTTTTAGCAGATACTGGTGTGATATTACCTACACGAATTGTTACATCTTCCAATTTTTTCATTTCATCAGCAGAAGCAGTTGAAGCTGCTTTAACATCAGTCATAGCTTGTTGCCAACCAACAAACTCTTTAGCTGTTTGTCCAACTTTTTCAAATGGTACAAAGAGTAATGCTTTTGCTCCATACCAACGCATCTGCCAAGTTGCTAAATCTTTTATATCTTTGAAAAAGCTTCGTACATCCCTAAAACCTCTTTCCCCACCATGTAAAGCATTCTGTATCTTACCAATTTGTGCGGATACATTTTTTTCAACATATCCCCAATACTGTTTAGCTTCTCCAGTAGCATTTTTATAATTCTCTCTAACCTCTTTTAGTACATTCTTTAAAATACCTAGCTTTTGTATATTGTCAGAAACATTTTTTGTTATCTTATTAAAATCCTCTGCAATTCCTTGTTTTACATTCAATCCAGATAGCAGGTTTGTATTAGGCATACTAGCCGTAGCTTCTGCTATGGCTTTTTTAGTTTCTTTTACAGGAACTTCCCTAGTACCATATATACGTGTTGTTCCAGGTACTGGTTTATTGTATAGATTACCCTCAAAATCTATATATGTCTTTGTTTTAAACCACTTAGTTACTTTTTGTGTGGATAATTCTAAAGCTCTATCAGCTTTGGCTAGAGCTTTAGGTATTTTCTCAACCTCAGCAGCTATATCTGTAAAAACCCTAAGTCCAGTGTTATTAAGGTCTCTAAGTAACTTATCTGTACTTGATATACCCTTTTGGATAGTTTCTAAGTCACTTTTAGATGAAGCTATGACTTGTAGGTCTATTTGGTACTGGGCTAGCTTTTTTGCCAAGTGTATTACTCCTTTTTTCTTCTGCTATTTTAATTGTACTTTTATCGCATGTTGAGCAATCAACATCTGGTTTAGCTGTTTTGCAAGCTCTACAATACTCATCAATTTTTCTATCCTCCGAACCAACTCCTAAAAACTGTAAAATAGCCTCTCTAAATAGTAAATCCCTTTGCTTATACTCTATATATGGTTTTATCTCCTCAAAAGTGAATCCCCATATAATACTATCCCGTTTTGTTATATCTCCACCACTTAGTATGGCTATTAATTTGTCGAACCAGTCGGATTCATCTTCCCTACTATTTTTTCTACCCTTTTCCCCATCTCCTCCAATATTGAAAAGATTGGGGTGCAGTCGAAAAAATCCTCAATTATCTCCATAGCCAATGATGGCGATAAATAAAATTCTATATCATTTGTTACCTTTTGTACATCTTTAAGGTTAAGACTTACATCAGGCTCAATCAATAAAATAGCTATAGCTTCAGTAAGCTTATCACCAAAGGCTGTTATTAGGGAGACAACAGTAAGTGTTTCTGGTAGTTCAACACCTTTCAACAATGATAGTAATTGGCGTACTTGTCCCATAACTAATGGCTTCATCCTATACTCTTTTTCACCGATTTTATAAAGATATTCTGTTTCAGATATTTTCATGATTCCCCCTTAAATTTTTTAAAAAAGGGTCCCTATTTAGGGACCCTGTTAAAGCTGTTACATTATATTGCCTTGAGTTTGGGTATTCCAAACAATTAGTCTAAGTGCCGAAGCGTCAGCATCATTATTATAGTACCCAATAAATGGTAATTCTACAAGAACACCAGAAGGTCCACTAATAACTGGGTCTTGTGGCTGGTAAAGCAACTCATCAATAAATATATCTACTTTTTCATCATAAGCTGCTCCAGTACCACTACCATGTGTTAAAGTAATTTGCAAACTAGATTCTGTGTTACTAATAGCTTTATTATACAATGAAACATCCTCAAATAAAGCAGTTAATGTACCAGAAACCTTTACTAAACCTTCTGGCAGTGAATATCTTTCACCAGTACCATCAATAACATATACTGAATTATCAAGATTATTTTCTATAGTTAAATCCAATTTTGTTACAATACCTAACGTAGCACCACCCTCTTTAATCACTGCTTCAAAACCATCAAACTGCTGTCCAACAGAGTCATCTGAATAATCTAAAGCTCCTGTCAATTTTGCTGCGGTAGTTACAGTTTGTGCAGACCCTATTATTGAAAAGACAGTTTCTATAAATCCTTCAGGTGCAAATGACATTTTCATACTGTTAACTTTACAACCAGCATATGTGAAATATTCAGGAGTACTTAAATCTGGAAATTGTTTTTCGATTGTTAGTCCAGGTGGTAAAGTACTAATCACAAATGTATGTGAATACGGACCAGAACCATATGTTGTAAATGTACCCAAAGTATGATAAAACATTTTTGTCATATATGGAGTTAATTCTACAGTTATATCACCAGTAACATCCTTATTACCTCTTGCAGGATTCAAAGGATTTCTATTAGCCCTAATTGTTTTTGAGTCTATAAGATTTCTAGATAATCTTAATGATTCAGATACAAATGGCAAAACATGCGGATTACTATTAGCTACAGTTTTAAATGTAGCCTCTGTACCTATCAATAATTTTGAATTACTACCCCTAGCTTGCGTCATTTGCTATACCTCCTTTTATAAATTTCTTCTTATTTTTTTCAATATTTATTTCCAATTCAGGCTCAACCCAATATTTAAACTGTCCACGTTTAACTAATAAATCAGCAATCTCATCGTTAGCAACTTCTTTAGGAATACCTTTATTAAACCTACCAAGTTCTGCAATACTTAATGTAGGTGAACCTGTATCATAATATATTTTTCTCAACTTAACCTCCTGTTGTTGTCATATTACCTAAACTATGCCTATAAATAACTCTATAAGATATAGCCATAGACTCTAAGCGTTTTGTCGGGTCTAATGTAAAAAAATCTACACCCATTCTAGA